AACATATACAACGCGCTTGCAAGTACCGGGGTTCCCCTTACTTCATTTAATAATTTATTGCCGCCGTAAACCATCCAAGAAATACGCCGCCCGGATTTTTCACCGTAAACGGGAATACGGGTAAAATTAAAATTATCATCTTTAAATTCTTCAACCCAATATGCAACATGGCGGCCCTGCGGATCGCGTTCTACCCCGTGCGTGATTGTGTTTCCTTTTCTGATATTATATTCTAACGGGGTTTTAATACTGTTGCCGCTGATAATATCCCATGCGGGGAGTCCGGTCTGGTGGTTTATGCGGCTAACGATTACAATATCCCCGCATATTATAGCTTCCTGTCTAACCGCCTCTTGAAATTCCCCAAAAGTCATTTCTTTTTTATAATCAAAAACATTTGGATCGCTTGCGTATAACGTAAAATTTGTATTGATCAATTCGGCGTATTTTGCCGCTTCTTCTTCCTGTTGTTCTTCCGGTAAATTAGGCCATAGAACCGAGCCGATGGGATTCGGTTCCGGGGACATTCCGGTAAAAATTTCATTTCTTAAAATTCTTTTTATTATTCCCTGAAAGTATGTATTTTCAGTAAACAACTGGTAACACCGCCGCCGCAAGGTAAAATAATCTATTCCGTGATTTAAAACATAATCTTTTGTTATGCCAAAACCGCCGGGAAACTTTTCCCCGTCAAAAACATCTGATATTANTTCTTTAGTGTAATAGGCGAGTACCTCTTCAATATTTTTTCCCTGAAAATTATTTACCATGCGGGAGTCCCCTGTATAAGTTGCGGCTTTTCTTCAATTTGTGATATGCCTAATTTTTCTTCCAGTTCTTCAATCTGATTTTTTAATATCTTCCGGCGATCAATCAGCGAGGGTAAATCTTGCCGGGTAACATTTATTGTTGTTTGCCCGGTATCCATGCTATAGGATTTTCTTTCTTCTTGCGTTAAAGCGTATATAGCTTTATCCAATTCAAAAAAAAGTATACGGGTATTTTTTAACGCATCTTCCCAAAACTTTTTTTGATCTTCCGCGAGGGTTGCATGGGAATCGTTGATCAATGCCATATTTAAAATATACTCGTTTCTAAAAATTAAGCTATTAACTTTTTATATTTTTGATACATAGCCGCAGGGCGTATATACAGCCTTACAAAACGAACCCAATCGTCATCGAGTTTCCCAATTTTATCCCTGTAAAGCATTGCCATAGGTAAAAAATTTGCTTTCATGCAGTCAATAAATCGTTTTTCTGCTTTTTCAAATGTATCATTTGGATAACCGCATAAAACATAAGCGCGTAACGGATGGCATATCTTGAAACCGGCGGCAATTAATAGTTTTCCTGCTTCACATAGCGGCTCATAATCATCCGGAGTATCGTATGCAAAAAACATCTCAGCCGGTTTTAATTTTACAAATTCTTCAATATGCCAGGGTTTCAGTTTTGCCGCTTCCAATCCGCCTGTAAAATATGGTCTCCGCTTTTGTTTTGCTAACATGGAAAAAACAGCACGGACATGGTTTTCAGAGCAGGCAAGTAAATTATCGTCAAGGACATTCCATCCTTCCGTTATTGGTAATTCGCGGATTGTTTCTCCCTCACGTTTCCAAACCGAACAAAACCAGCAACGATTATTACAGCCTCGTGAAGTAATGACATAGCCTTTTTTCAAATACATTCCAGAAATAAAATTTTCTCCTCTTTGCCCTGTAGCTGGGCCGCCTATTTTTACAGGCACAACATACCGCCATTCTTTTTCGAGGCGTTCTGCTTCGGGTAAATCCCACGAAAAAACAACCGAAATATGAACCTCATCCGCTTCCGCAAACATAGACGGGTATCCAACAAAGGATAATTCATCATCAGGAGTAGCATTTGTTTTACGCGGAAAAACGCGAATTATTCTTTTTTCATTCTGATTCATCATCAAAAAAATAACCTTCCCTTGCGCTTTCCCAAAACGCCGCCCAGTCTAACGCTTCCAATCCTAAAACTTTTCTACACCAATCATTAGCCCAAATTTCCAACGCCGCTAAATTATAACAATAGGTATCAAAATAATGGTTTGCGGCGTTAGGCCCTTTTTGCCGCCATATTGTTTTTATATATTTATTAAACCGATCATAAATATCAACCCGCTCCTCCGCTTCAAACTGTTTAAAATAATCATCCCTAAAATCATCCGCAAAATTTGGAAACCAGCTAGGCTGGAATTCTTCTTCATTCCATTGCAACGCCATAAAAGCGTTACTAATTCTATCTTTTAATTTTCCCGTGTTGATATGAAACGCCTGGCCTAAACCGATTCCCTTTAATGTACTNTGATTAAATAATTTAAATGTTTCNCCGCCTTCAATGTAATCTTTACCCTTGCAAACATAAACGCCTTGACCATGCCGCATCGCGTATGCGTAAACCCACTCGGTATTCCAGCCGGAGTCTACCAGCGTTATTGATATNTGATAATTTTTCCCGTCCGTTCCTACATAGGTTTTNTTTTCAATAAAATCGTCTAACAAATCCCACGGGCCGTTAAAGGAAGCTGTATTACCGTCAAAAGACAAACAGTCAATAGTCCATGTTGCNCCCCCGGCGGAATANCCTTTAACATCAANAAATAAATTTTCTTTTTGAACGTCAACACTACANGCNAAAATTAAAATAGGGGANCCGGTATCTTTAACCGCGAGATCNTTAGGTACTTTTCCCCTAACAAAACCAAAACGCCTAAACATTACAGTACGTTCAAAACGTAAATTGATCCCGCTCTCTTCAAACGTTAAACCCTGTTTTGTATTTCTGAAAGTTCTATACTTTTCTTTATCTTTTATGCGGTTGTTTTTTATATCCCAACATTCCGCCCATTTTTTAACTATATCATCCCAGCTAATCATTCCGGGCGGATTGTAAAGCGGGGAAAGATGAAAAGAAAAAAGGCCGGGCGTTTTGCTTTCAGCGGTTGCGATCCATTTTCCTTTTGGCATTATAACCTCTTTATCATGGTTATACATAAGGCCGCCGCAATACTTACACTTATACGCAACTGTTGATTTTATTCCCTTTTCCGGGTCCGCTGTTATGGGTTTATAATTTTCATCATTTTCCCATACTATGCCGTATACTTCCCCGTTTTCATGTTTGCCATGCCATACAAGGGGCTGATATTCCCCGCAATGTTTACAGGGTACATTAAAATATTCTTGATCCCCGGATTCAAAAAGTTTTTTTAATTATGGAAGTTTGATCAACTAACGGGGTACTTGCCCAATATATTTTTCTGTTGCGTATATAGGCATCGGTTCTATTCCGTATCAATTCAACAACATCGCCCTCGCTTTTTAGAGTGCCTTTATACGCATCCACTTCGTCAACCTTCGCGGATTTATAAGAATTTTGCCGGAGCCGATCCGGGTTCTTGCTTCCAAAAAAATGAAGGAAACCGCCGGGGTATTCTTTAGCGTTTGCCGTATCCCCGGTATTCCGCGATCCTTTTGCTTTTGGGGATTGTGCAAATATTAAATGCCGCGCCCCCGCAATGTTGATCATGGATTCAATACGGGTGTTTACGCCTGTTTTAATTAGTTCATTGCTTGCCGTTATAAAACATTGCGGTTTTGGTTCAACCATAATGTCGTATAATAAAAGTGTTTCCAAAACTGAAACATTTGATCCTAACTGGTTCCCCTTCATCAATACAACTTCCCGCGCCGGATTCAGCGGATGAAAAAGATCAACTATTTTTCTAAAGTATGGGAACCGCTGAAAACTAAACGGACCGGGAAGCGGCGTTAAACTTTTTGGAAGTTTGCGGACCCGCTCGGCAAAATGCGAGGGTAGTTCGTATTCTTGCGCTACCGGGATTTTTTGAAACTGCTCTATTAAAAAATCTATTGCGTCTATCATAAAAAGAATTCATCCTGTTTAATTTCCCCGGATGGGGGGGCTTTAAAACAGCCCTCTATTGTTTTAATATTAAAAATGGAAGAGGCGTTTTCTTTTTCCGCTTGCTTTATCCTTTTTTCCGCAATATCAAAATATTTTTTTTCTTTTTCGATTCCTATAAAATGCCGTCAGGTATTGGTTGCGGCGACCCCAGTTGATCCGCTTCCCATTGTGTTGTCTAAGACAGTATCGCCAATGTTTGAATAAACCCTGATAAAAAATTCAAGAAGTTTAACTGGCTTTTGCGTAGGATGATACCGTTTAACGCCGCCTAAATTATCACCTTCAAATAATAAAACATTATCTAAATACCCGCTTGATTCTTGCCTATAGCGTAATGTTAAAGTCTTAGATTTATAAACTGTGTCGGCTGTTTCTATTCGATTTCTTTTTTTATCATAGCCTTTTTTAAGATTTAATTGATTAAAGATCGGCGGCCTTTCATAAAAAACACATATATCCTCTACGCACCGCATAGGTTGATATTTTGCAAAACAAAAACCAGTAGAATTAGTTTTTATCCAGTACCAATTATAGCGGTATAGTTTCAAGTTTGAATTGATAAGCTCGGCTGTAAAGGGCTGGTTAGAGAATAAAACAATGGCGGTATTTATTTTTCTTATTCTATTCCAGTGTTCCCATAAAACGCTAAAGGGAATTTTTACATCCCACGTACAATTTGTTATGTTATACGGTAAATCACATAGAATTAAATCTATAGATTTATCCGGGATTTGTTTCATCAATTCTTCACAGGGGCCTAAATATAATTTATTCATTTTCAGTTTCTTTAATAGCCTCTTTAAGAGCTTCCAATTTTGCATCGGTCTGGCTTTCCTTTTGGTATTTACTTTTTAGACCATTTAATTCTTTTATAACCGATTCTTTTGACCCCGCAATAATCCGGCTTATTCCGCTTGTCATGGTTGTTACCACTTCAATACGGGTGTTTTCCCCATCGGCTGTTGCAAGGGCTATAATTCTATCCGCCGCCGA